CGCTCGCCGATGATGCGGAAGAAGTGAAGCTGACCGCCGCCGCGCCGGTTATGTCGGCCGCCCCGGTTGCCGGAACGCTCCAGCAAGGCGCTGGCGCCGTCGCCCCCGTGCCCGGCGTCTCGCTTGACCCCGGCCCGGTGACGCTGGCCCCGCCGCAGGGCACCGAAGCGCAGGCCGTGACCGGGTCGGCCCTGCCGGTCCCGCAACCGGACAGCCCGACCACGGCGACCACGCTGCCGACCGAGGACGAACTTGCGGCGATGACGCTTGAGGCGCTGCGCGCGCAGGCCGAGGCCGAGCTTGGCCGGAAGCCCTCTCCGAAGGCCAAGGAGCCGCTGCTGATCGCCCAGATCCTCGCGGTGCGCGCTGAAAAGGCCACCACCTAAGCGACATCAAGGGAGGGGAGATTTTTTCCCCTCCCCTACCGATCAGGGGGAAACCAGATGGCCTTCACGGCGCTCGACATCATCAGAACCGCGACGAAAACGCTCTTCGATGCCGACCACGTCCGCTGGCCGCTGGCTGAACTACTCGACTACATCAACGAGGCCGTTCGTGCAGTTGCCACGGCAAAGCCGAATGCCTGCACCGACACCGTGACCCTCGCGCTGGTGTCTGGCACCCTGCAGAAACTGCCTGACGCCTACACCATCCTCTCCCGCATCACCCGCAACCTCTCCATCGGTCACACCGACCCGGGCGGGCCGGTCGGCGGCGATGCCATCCGCATGGTGTCGGGTCGCGCCCTGATGGATGCCTATTTCCCGGGCTGGCAATCCAACGCCGCGCTTTTCGGCTCGGTCGTGAAGCATGTGATCTACGACGACGCCGATCTCAGGCACTTCTACGTCATCCCGGGCAATGACGGCACCGGGAAGATCGAGGCAGTTGTCGGTGTCATGCCTGCGGCCATCGTTCTCGGCGGCGATCTGACGGTAGAGGCAACCTACAACGTCGCCGTTGCTTTGCCCGATCTCTACCGGACCCCTGTCCTCGACTACACGCTCTACCGCGCCTTCGCCAAGGATCAGGGCATCGAAGCTTCGGCCCAGAGGGCTCAGATGCACCTCGGTTCGTTTCAGGCCGCGCTTGGCATCGCAACCTCTGCTCAAACCACTATGTCGGCGGCCCGTGTGCCCCAGGCAGGTGCCTGATGCTCCCGACCATTCCCTGCCGCGACTTCCTGCATCTGGTCCTTCCTGAATGCCAGGCCTGCCCGGACCCCGTCGCCACATACATGATCAGGTTGGCCGGAATCGAGTTCAGCCAGATCACCAAGGGTTGGCGCCACACCGGATCTCAGGTGCTGGCGTCGAACAATGTCACCCTGATCGCCCCCGATCACACCGAGATCCACACGATCGAGGAAGCCACGCTGAACGGGCAACCGCTTGACCCGGTCGCATTCCTGTCCGCCGACCCCGAACAGATGACTGGCATCGCTCAGACCGGGCAAGCCACCGAAATCTCTCAGGTCGAGCCGGGGGCGGTTCAGATCAACCCCTTCCAGGCCGGAACTCTGCGCTACAGCCTCACCCTGAAACCAACCATGGCAAGGCTCCTTGCAACCTTCCCCAACGACCCGCTCCGGGACGCCCATGATGTGCTGCCCGCCTTCATGTTCAGCCAGCATGCCACGACCATCGCCGCCGGTGCGCTGGCGCTGATCCTGATGCTGCCGGGCGAACCATTCAGCGACCCGGCCAAGGCCACGCTGAAACGTTCCATGTTCATGCAGGGCTGCAATTCCGCGCATGCCGATGCCCGTATGGGCCAGCAGCGCGCGCCCCGCCGCAACACCATTCATTGGCTCTAGATGCTCGTCGCGATCACCAATTTCATCGGCATGGCCCCCCGCCTCGATCCGCGGCGACTGGCCCCCGTTGCTGCACAACTCGCCGTCAACGTCGATTTCACTGATGGAACGCTCGGGCCGACGCGCGAGGCGAAGCTGGTCCACACATTCCCGGGTGCTGTGAGTTCCATCTACAAGGACGGCCCAGCCTGGTTGGGCTTCGCCGGGATTGCTTCTGTCGTCCGGGGGCCGGTGGCGCAGGACCGGCTCTACTACACCGGAGACGGTGTCCCGAAAATGCGGGTGTCGGGTACGGTCTACAATCTGGCCCTTCCGGCACCTGTGTCTGCGCCGGCAGTCACCAACCTCTCCGCCCCAGGCGTCAACCCGGAGGAAGTGCTCTACGTCTACACCTGGGTGACTTCCTTTGGCGAGGAAAGCCCTCCATCGCCTCTGTCCGCCCCCCTAGACTACACCGTCGGGGTCATCCAGCGCGTCGACGGATTCGCAGCGACCCCGGTCGGGCGCGGCATCACCCATCGCAGGATCTACCGAAGCCAGACCACGATTTCCGGGGCTACGGAACTGTTCTTTGTCACCGAAATCCCCGTTGCAACCACATCCTACGACTATGATGCGGCCGTCACTCCTCTTGGCGAAGCGATCCTGACCAAGGACTTCGACCCGCCACCGGCCGCGCTCTCCGGGCTCACCCAACTTCCAAACGGTATGATGGCCGCATTCGTGGGCAAGGAACTCTATTTCTCTGAACCCTACCAGCCGCATGCCTGGCCGGAGAAATATGTGCTGGTCGTGAACAGCGACATTGTCGGACTGGCCGCGTTCGGCTCCTCGGTGGCAGTGCTGACCCGCGAAGCGCCCTATGTCGTCCAGGGGATCACCCCGGACCAGATGGCGATGGAAGTGGTTGAGGGAGGTATGCCATGCCTCTCCGGCCTTGGAATCGTCGATGTCGGCTACTCCGCGATTTATCCATCCTCGGAAGGGCTCATCCTGATTGGCGAGGGCCGCCGAGAGAACATCACGGCTGACATCTTTTCGCGGGATCAGTGGGCGCAGATGAGCCCGGCCTCGATCATCGCGGCGCGGTTCAAGGATCAGTACGTCTTCATCCACAACTCCAGCACGTTCGACATCTACGACATGGATGGGGTGGCCGGTTGGGGCGGCGCGCTGGAGGTCACGCTGGAATGCGATGGCCCGGTGCTCGGCAATCCTGACGACTACACGATCTTCGACTTTGGGGGCCCGCTGTCGTCGTTCGGCGCCCAGACCATGAGCTGGGTCGACGCCTTCAACAGCAGCAACGTGGGCCTGATTTCCTCAACCCAAGTCGCGCCGATCTTCCTGTTCTCCGATCAGGCCACCAACAACCTCTACATGCTCGGGTCGGACGGCGTCAGCGTCTACGAGTGGATGGTCGTCGGCGAGGATCTGGTTCCCGCGATTTGGCGATCCAAGGTCTTCAACTCCAATTCGCCACAGGCTCCCGGGGCCTTTTACATCCAGGCCGCGCGGTTGCCTGGCTTCGGCGATACCTTTCGCGCCTCAATCTATGCCGATGGTCTGCTCATCCGTCAGGTCACGACGCCGAATGCCATCCACCGGCTTCCGGCGGAAAAACTGTTCAAGGAATGGGAGATCGAGATCGAGACGACTGTTCCGGTCCTGGCGGCCTATATCGCCCGCACCCCGGATGAAATCATGGTGGCGCTGCAATGACCCGGACCCTGAACACGCCAGGAGCCCGCCGTACCTCGCTGGGCGCCGAGACCGAGGAACTTCTGAACCAACGCCGGAACAGCGACCGCGCCCTGCGTCTCAGCGACCTCGATGGTGTCATCGCTGAGACCGTGCTTGCCGTAGCCAAGCGGGCCGGTCTGGGTGCCGGGTCCGGCGGGGCGCTGTCCGATGGAATCTATGGCGACATCACCGTTTCGGGTGGTGGCACCATCATGACCGTGAACAACGGGTCGTCACCCGCGCTGGGATGGGTGATCTGATGCTTATCCTCGCCAGCACCGACATCGTCCGGGTTGTCACCTCAGCCGCCGCGCTGATCAAGGTGCATGCCTCGTTCGGAGATCTGACCTCGGCATCCGGCAAGGTGGATCTGAACCGGCAGAACACCCCGCACATCAACACCGCAACCACCACGACAGTCGTCGCGTCTCCAGGGGCCGGGGTGAAGCGGAACATCCGGCACCTGAACATCACCAACGATCATGCCTCGGCGTCCTGCGTCATCACTGTAGAGCACTACGATGGTGCCGTTGCTGAAGAGCTGATGTCCGTCATCCTGCTGCCGAATGAGAACATGGTGTTCGGCGAAGATGGCCGCTGGACGCATTACGACGCCAATGGCGCGGTCTACCCGCCGTCCGGCAAGGGCGCCTATGACGGCTTCGCGGTCAGTTTCATGAAGACCGGCACCGCGGCGGAGGCCGCTGGCTGCTGGTACTGCACGGCGAAAGATGGCGGGTTTCCAGGCGCATGGTCCCCGGGAACCCCTGGGATCAACGGCAGGAACACCGATGGCACCGCCGCAGGTGACGCAGGCTGCATCCCGGTCAAGAATCCAGCGACCGGGGCCAACTACCTGACCGAGGTGCTGATGGCCGCAAGCC